CATGAACTGATAAAGAAAATATATATCTATTACAAAAGTAACAAACATATTATTCCTAAATCAGCTAATGGAAGGAATTTATGTCTTGCTCCTGATATTCTTAAGTACTCCAATCGTACTTTCGTGTCTAGCCCCATTATGGGGTGTCGACCCTAAGTACAGATTGAAGAATCTTAAGGTATCTCCGTTGCCACCATCTCTGGAGGCAATGGATAAAAAGGAGATTAAGAACATAATTACCTTTTGTTCCAAACTGTTTGGATGTAGCTCGAAAGAGACTGGAATGCTTCTTGCGTTAGGGGGTCGTGTGGAACTGATCTGGACTAAGTCCGGTGTCAAATTCACCATAACCTACTTAGCGGAATGCCTTCGAATCATCTACGATCTAGTTTCCGGTATGCCGATTAAGGATCATAAAACTTGGGTATCGCGGTACTCCAATGGTGTTCCTAGATTATTCGGAATGGAAGGAAGAAGGGTTTTCGACATTCTTATTAGAGAGAAATCTCCAAAGAATGTTGAATTACCTATTCTTCGAGTATGCCGTTTACTACTTTCACTTTGCTCAGTGTTTAGAGCTATGTCTCCTGAACATGTTATCAAGCTAGGTTCCATAACCGATCCTTGGATCGGTAATGATTACCTGGATGATAAACATGTGAAGAGGGCATTGTCTAACATGGGCATGTATGGCCTGAGAACGAGGGTTAAATCACCTTCCTTCCTTTGGTCAAACAAAAGTGGAGTTAATGCACGGTATGCTTTCCTTTCCAGTGGTCTGGACCTATTGGCGATGATGGATAGACCCTCAATATGGTTATCTTACCTGAGATATTGTATCAGGATGCGGTATTACCTATGGACTATAATTTTCTTATTATATTCCATAGCACTACTTCCTGTTTTCATTCTAAATCTCTTGGTGGATGTAATCACTGAAGAAGGAGTTTCACTCCATCTTGGTAGATTGACAATCATTAAAGAGATGAGAGGGAAAGCAAGGGTAGTTGGTATTACCGATTACTGGACACAATGTCTCTTTAAACCTTTGCATGATGCGATTTACTCCTCCCTAGGTAATTTACCTGAGGACGGAACTAAAGAACAGCTTGCTCCGGTTAAGCTTATGCTTAACCCTCCGGGTGGAGAATATCCTTCCTTTCTTTCATCGGTTGATCTTACGGCTGCTACGGATCGTCTGCCTGTTATACAACAAGCAAAGATCCTAGAGCTGTTGGGTCTTCCGGGAAATTTATGGATGGATATCCTTGCCCGACCATATAATTATATGGATAAGGATTACGTATATGCAGTAGGACAGCCTATGGGGGCGTACTCATCATTCGCGATGCTTGCGTTAACGAACCATGTAATCATGCATGTGGCGTTTATCCAGTGTCACCTAGAGTATCGGAAAGGCCACGGACAGTATGCCATCTTGGGAGATGATGTAGCAATGAGCTCATTATCTCTGGCTAATGAATACGAAAATCTGATGGCGCTTCTAGGTATCGAAATAAATCCAATAAAAGGGTTTAGAGGACGTCTATTGGAATTTGCTAAGAATA